CTTCTCTTTCCCACCCAATATATTCATCTCTAGGTGTAAGGTCTAAAAAGTCTGAGGACATACAAATAACACCTAAGTATTTTTGTGTTACTTTATCTCTTACTAAAAAGTTTAGATTTCTACCAATATTACTATTGTTTTTCATGGTAGATAAAAATGTTCTTAATGCGTTCCAGATTTCAGAACCTTTGGCATTTGTATGTGATTGTACTTCAGCACCATCTGTCCAAACTAATTCTGGTTGTAGATTTAAATATTCTTCGGGGTCTTCTGGTAACCAAAAGTTATTCTTTACTTCTTGTATTACTGTTGCCTGTTCAGGTCTTAACATAGCAGGCTTATCATCAAAGAAACTATTTGTTTCTACTGTAGGATATCTAAATTTTACTTCTTGAAACTTTTGATAAAGTGTGTACTCTTGTACCGTCATAGCTGATACAAAGGTTAAGTCTTTAATAATTGTCTGTTTTAAAGTTTCTGTATCAATATCTGGTACTTTAGACAAATCTGTATTGTCTTGCCAACTTTGCCATTGGTCATCTATTGACATCTCTTTATTCCACGAATAACTCATAATGTATATCCTACTTGATTAATTAAAAAATGTCAAGCCTTATTTAACTTAGCTTCTGCTTCTTGATACTTTTTCATTCTTTTCAACATTTTATCACGCTTTTTCATAGCTGCGTCAATCTTTAACTTACTTGCTCTTTCTGTAAAGTTTCTACCTAACATATGGTCATATTCATGTTGTACAATACGACTCATCATACCATCAAGTTTGGCTTCTTTTAACTCACCATCTTCATCTGTATATTTTAAAGTAACCTTTCTAGGTCTTTTGATATTTAAAAATAAGAAAGGATAAGTTAAACAACCTTCTTTCATCATTATAGTTTCTTCACTAGCTTCTACAATCATAGGATTAAAACAAGATAATCTTAAACCTTTTTCTATTTGTGGATGACCACCCACTACAAACATATTAAAAGGTAAACCAACTTGGTTTGCTGATAGACCAATACCTTGATATTTCTCCATAGTAAAGTTCATTGCCTCTGCTAATTCTTTTCTATCTTTAAATCCGTTTTCTTCTAGCATTTCGTCAACAAATGGTGCAATTGCATTGTTAACTCTAGGGTCGCTTGGTGGTATTAGTTTTAGTTCTTTCATGTTTGTTGTAACCTCGTAAAGTTTTTATATTTTTCGTACTTGATAATGTTTGTAAACTTGTCAAATAATATATCGCCTTTATGAGATATAATAAAGATGTTTTCTTTTTCAAACTGTTTGATAATTTTAAAGAAGTCATCCATACCTTGACCATCTAAACTACTATCAAATATTTCATCTAACATTAATAAGTTTGTATTTGTACTGTTTTTCATCTTAGCGATTT